AGCGTCGCGGCGGCCGAGCTCGCGCTGTGGTGGGAGGGGCTGCCTGTGGTCATGCTCGACGTGCTCGGCCCCGACGGCGCACCCGACGACGCCACCCTCGACGCCCGCCTGCTCCTCCGCGGCGAAGACCCGCGCGAGAGCCACCACGAGCGCGCGCAGTGGCGCCGCATCGCTGCCACCGAGGGCTGGCCCATCGTCGACACCAGCGGCTCGCGCGATGCCACCGGGGCTGCGCTGCTCGCGTGGGCGCTGCGGGTGATCGCGTAATTCAGTTGACTGGCGATAGCGAACCGCTATAGGTTCCGTCGCACATGGCTAGGCCCCGCGACGCAGCAACGTCCGGGGCCGTGAACGATCACGCAAGGAGTGACCGATGACGAAGAGGGTACACGCTCGCGGAGCGGCTGTCGATTACAGTCGCTTTGTCGCGGGCAAGATGGCGGTTCACCCGCCGTCGGGAATCGCAGATCCTAGCATCAGAGTAGAGCGACTGTTCTCGTTTCAGCATGACCTCGTGTCATGGGCGCTGCGCCGCGGGCGAGCTGCTGTCTTCGCTGACACGGGCCTCGGCAAGACCGGGATGCAGATCGCGTGGGCAGACGCCGTGGCGCGTCACACGTCAGGCGATGTGATGGTTCTCGCGCCCCTCGCGGTCGCCGCGCAGACCGTGGCCGAAGGCGCCGCGTGCGGCGTCGAGGTGACGCTGTGCCGTGAGGCGAGCGACGTGCGACCCGGCCTCAACGTCACGAACTACGACCGGCTGCACCGCTTCGATGCGTCGCGCTTCTCGGGTGTCGTGCTCGACGAGTCTTCGTGCATCAAGCACCACGATGCGAAGACGCTGCGCGTGCTGCTCGACTCGTTCTCGGCGTGCCCGTTCCGCTTCTGCGCGACGGCCACGCCCGCGCCCAACGACTGGACGGAACTCGGCACGCACGCGGAGTTTCTCGGGGTCTGCACGCGCTCTGAGATGCTCGCGGAGTTCTTCTGCCACGACGGCGGCGAGACGCAGACGTGGCGCCTCAAGGGTCACGCGCGCAAAGCCTTCTGGCGGTGGGTTTCGTCGTGGGGCGCGATGGTACGCAGGCCCTCCGACCTCGGCTACTCCGATGAAGGCTACGCGCTCCCGGCAGCACACACGACCTCGCACACCGTCGCGACCGATGCTGCGACGCTCCGCGAGGGCGGCGTGCTCTTCGCGCAGGAGGCCGCTTCGCTCATGGACCGGCGCGACGCCCGACGTGGCTCCATCGACGCGCGCGTGTCCATGTGCGCCGACCTCGTGAACTCCGAGGCGGGTGAACCCTGGATCGTGTGGTGTGACCTCAACGCCGAATCTGAGGCGCTCACGAAGGCCATCCGCGGCGCCGTCGAGGTGCGCGGCAGCGATGACGCCGACGTGAAAGAAGAGCGTCTGCGCGCCTTCGCCGACGGGCGGATTCGCGTGCTCGTGACGAAGCCGTCTATCGCGGGCTTCGGGCTCAACTGGCAGCACTGCGCGCGGGTCGCCTTCGTGGGCGTGACGGACTCGTGGGAGGCGTACTACCAAGCCGTGCGCCGATGCTGGCGCTTCGGCCAGAAGCGCGAGGTGCGCGTGCACATCTTCGCGAGCGAGGCCGAGGGTTCCGTAGTGGCGAACCTCGCACGCAAGGAGCGCGATGCGGCTGCGATGGCCGACTCGCTCTCCGCGGAGACGCGCGAGGCCGTCATGGCCGAAGTCCGCGGCGCCGTCCGCACGGTCAACACGTACGAAGCGCGGAAGGCAATCCGCCTCCCGTCATGGCTCAAGAGCGAATCGGAGGTGGCGTGATGTCGAAGGTGATCGGTCAAGACAGTGGCGACAACTGGAGCATCTACCACGGCGACTGCGTCGAGGTGACGAAGGCGCTCCCTGATCGCAGCGTGGCGTGCTCGGTGTTCTCGCCCCCGTTCGCGTCGCTCTACACCTACAGCAACAGCCCGCGCGACATGGGCAATGTGAAGAACGATGCGGAGTTCTTCGTGCACTTCGGCTACCTCATCGACGAGTTGGCACGCGTGATGATGCGGGGCCGTGTGGTCGCCATCCACTGCATGGATTACCCTGTCTCCAAGGAGCGCGAGGGATACATCGGGCTGCGCGACTTCCCCGGCGAGATCATCCGCGCATTCGAGGCGAGGGGATTCATCTTTCATACACGCGTCACCGTGTGGAAAGACCCCGTGACGCAGATGCAGCGCACGAAGGCGCTCGGACTCCTGCACAAGACCGTGCGCGAGAACGCATCGATGTCCCGCATGGGTATCCCCGACTACGTGATCGCGATGCGCGCGCCCGGTGACGTGCCGGTTGACGAGCGCGTGAAGCACACGCCCGAAGAATACCCCGTCGACGAGTGGCAGCAGATCGCGTCGCCCGTGTGGGCTGTTACCACGAACGAGGGCGTCAAGGCTGCGATCGACCCGCAGGACACGCTGCAATACCAGAGCGCCCGCGAGCACGACGACGAGCGGCACATCTGCCCGCTGCAACTCGAGGTGATCCGCCGATGCCTCGCACTGTGGACGAACCCCGGCGACACGGTGCTCTCGCCTTTCATGGGCATCGGGAGCGAGGGCCACATCGCGATCGGCGGCGCCACGCGGTCGGGCCGTCGGCTGTCGAAGCCGCGCCGGTTCATCGGCGCCGAACTCAAGGATTCGTACTACCGGCAGGCGGTCGGCAACATGCGCGCGGCGTCGATCATCCAGCAACCTGGCCTCTTCGACGCGGTGGTGGTGTAGTCATGGCGTCGAGGGAGCGGCGGGAGAGTGGGGTTCTCGTGCTGATGACCGCAGCGGAGCGCGAGAGACTCCACTCTCTCGCCGCTCTCCTCGGCGTGTCGAGCGCCGACGTGGTGCGCTCGCTCGTGGCCCGCGAATGCGAGCGTCGAGGGGTTGCGCGGTGAGGTCGAGAACGGGTACAAAGGAGCGGCCCCGCGGCGCGACCAACGCCCGGAGCCATGATCGACCATTGCGCCGACGGAGGGCGCGACCGATGCCGAGACGATACCACCAGACCGCTAGCGCGGGCAAGCCTGCGCCCACCTGCCTCGACTGCTACCGAGCGCGCCGCGAAGGGCGCCCGTGGGGCTGCGTCGTACACGTCGCCGAAGGGGTGCTTTGATGATGTGGGTGAAGCTCGACTGCACCCTCGCCACGCATCGCAAGATGCTGCGCGCGGGCGCCGAGGCGTCATGGCTGTGGGTGTGCGGGCTGGCCTACGCCAACCAGCACACGACGAACGGCGTGATCCCTCGCGAGGCGCTCACGGCGCTCTACCCGTCCGACGAGTGGACGCCCGCGAAGCGTCGTCGGCTCGCGGAGAAACTCGTCGAAGTGGGTCTGTGGGAGGTGGTTTCCGATCAATCTTGGGAGATCCACGGATACGCGGAGCACCAAGGCGAGGCCATGAGCGACGCCGTCGAGGCGCGTCGCGAGCGCGAGCGCGAGAAGAAGCGCGCGCAGCGTGACCGCGAGAAAACAAGCGGTGCGCGGCCTCCGTCCCCCAAGGTGTCCCATGGGGACATTGAAGGGACACGAGGGGACATGTCCCCTGTCGTGTCCCCTCCTGTCCCCGGTGTGTCCCCGCCCTCCGTACCGTCCGACCGACCGACCGACTCTCAAGACACCAATACATTGTCGCCCGCAGCCGTCGCGCCGTTGGCGCTCGCGGCTCAGGCGACGGTCGACCCCGCGCCGACGAAGCCCGCGAAGACGCCGCGCGCGAAGAAGCCCGCGGCCGACCCGCCGCCGTTCAGCATCGGCGACGCCTTCGAGGCGCTCGCGTCGTCGGCGGGCGGGCGGTTCGCGGCGGGCGTCGAGGGCGACTGGACGCGGGGCGTTCGCATCGCGGTCGCGAAGAGCGTGCGGCAGTACCCGGACCTCGGCGCGTGGCGCCTCGTGGGCGAATGGCTCGCGGCGGGCGGCGACCGCTTCCGCGGCGTGCTCGGCCCCTCGTGGGCTGCGTCGGGCGCCCTCGCCGACACGATGGCCAGGGCGCGCGAGTGGGACGCGACGGGGCGGCCTGCGCTGGCGGGCTCACCCGCCACTTTCGGGCAGACCCCGTCGCAAGCGCGCGCGGAGCCCGACATCTGGACGATAGCCGCGGCGAAGCAGGGGGTGCGGCTGTGAACGCGCTCGCACGCACGCACATCGTCGACGTCGCGGTTGTCGAAGACGCGCGCCCGACGGCCCTCGTCGACCTCGACGCAGAGCGCGCGGTGCTCGGGGCGCTGATGCTCGACGCGGCGTATGTGGCCCCGATCGTGTCGGCGCTCCTCACGGCCGCCGACTTCCACGAGCCCCGGCACGCGCTGCTGTGGGACGTCTTCGCGGCGGTGCTCGCGCGCGGCGAAGCGCTCGACGTGCTCACGGCGGTGGCCGAACTGCGAGCGCGCAACCGGCTCAACACCGTGGGCGGGCCGCAGGCCCTCGGCGAGCTCACCGACGCGCTGCCCACCGTCGCGCACTGCGAGTCACACGCGCGCATCGTCGTCGAGGCGTCGCGGCGTCGGCGCCTCGCGCTCATCGGGGAGCGCCTCATGCTCGCGGCGGGCGACCCGACGCGCGAGGGCGAGAAGCTCCGCGACGCGGCCGTTGATGCGCTGCGCGCGCTGCGCTTCGGGCGCGGGTCGACGGCGTCGAGCGCGCTCGACCTCGTGAGCGACCTCATGGAGTCCGTCGAGCGAAGCGTCGCGGGCGCGCGCGGGCCGACGCCCCTCGCGTTCAGCGTGCCCACGCTCGACCGCATGAGCGGCGGCGGGATGAAGCGCGGCGGCGCGTACTTCATCGCGGCGCGGCCCGGCATCGGCAAGACTGCGCTCGCCTGTCAGGTCGGCGGAGCGGTCGCGGCGGGCGGTGAGTGTGTGCTGTACGTCGCGCTCGAGCCATCGCGCGGCGAGATCATGAGCGCGACCATCGCCAACCGGGCGGGCGTCGACCTCGTAAAGCTCACCAGGGCACAGCAGACCCTCACACAAGACGACGTCAACGACGTGACCACGGCGGCGAACATCGTCGCGGGGTGGCCGCTCTACGTGGTCGACGCGACGGAGCGCGAGACGCCCGACACCGTGGCCCGCGTCGAGGCCGTGATGCGCGCGCTTCCGAAGATGCCCGCGCTTGTGGTGGTCGACCACCTGCTCAAGCTCCAGCCGACGCGGCGCCATGAGCGCGCGCACGAGGGTACGGGCGAGGTCGTCGCGGGCCTCGTGAGCCTCGGCAAGCGCACCGGCGCCACGCTCTTGGTGCTCTGCCACATCGGCCGCGGCGTGAGCGGTCGCGACGGTCTCTTTCGTCGGCCGCGCGCCGAGGACATCGCGGGCGGCGACGCGATGAACCGCGACGCTGACGGCATCGTGTTGCTCCACCGCGAGGACAAGTATCCGACCTCGCGCGAGAACATCGAGAACCCGAGCGTGGCGGGCATCGTCGACATGGTGGCGCCGAAGCTGCGCGGCGTCGAAGACAACACGTTCGGTCGGATGCGCTTCCGCGGTGCGGTGCAGCGCTTCGAGGCGATGGACGCGCAACCCGTAGCCACGCCGAAGCGCGCGGGCTGGCGCGACCCCGACGAAGACCTCGACGAGCCTCGCACGTCGGGCGCGTACAGCAACGAGGAGCGCGACGATGCCGCGCAGTGACGCCGCGACGGTGCTCGACGTGCTGCGCGGGCTCTCGCCTGCGCTGCGGGCTGCGCTGAGCGCGCGGGCGACGGCGAACGACAACGGACGGAGGGCGACGTGACCCGCCGCCCGTCGATGTTCCCCGCGATGCTCGCGAGCATGACGGCCTCGGTGCGTGCGATCAACCCCGCGCTCGCGACGCAGCGCGCGGCGGCTCTGCGCGACCTCGCAGGCGAGGGCAACGCCACCGTCGAGGCGCGGGCCACGTCGCGCACGAAGAACGCACGGCAGGGGCGCGCGGCGCAGCGCACAGGGGCGACGTGGGAGCTCGAGGTGTTTGCGGCGCTCGACGCGATGGTGCGCAACGGCGCGCTCGCGTGGTGGGCGCACACGTCGCCGGGGTCGAAGCGGCTGCGCGATGGGCGGGTGATCGTGACCGGCCGCGCGCTCTGCGACGTGGTCGGCGTGACCGGCGACGGGCGCGGCTTCGTCGCTGAGGTGAAGCGCCACGGCTCGCGCATCGAGGTCGTAGCGGGCGACCGCGGCGGGGTGCAGCCGCACCAGCGGGCGCAGCTCGACGCGACGGCGGGGGCGGGTGGCGTGGCGCTGCTCGTGGCGTGCGTCGGCGACGTGCGCGCGGTGATCCCGTGGGTAGCCCTCGACGGGGTGCGCGCGGTGACGAAGACGGTCGCCCGTAGCCACGAGGCCCGCGGCGGGCTGCTGGCGGCGCTACAGGGCGCGGCGATGGGGCGAGACGGGTGACGGCACGTAGCGGGCGCTCCGGGGCGGTTCCTGGGGCGCGTAGAGGCGATTGCGGGGCAGTGAGGCAGACGATGGGCGAGACGTGGCGGGTGGTGGACGACGAGGGCGCGGCGCACGAGGTGGCCGTCGACGAGGGGCGCGGGTCGGCGCGCTCGTGGTGGGCCGCGACGCCCGACGTGGCGCGGAGGTCGCACGCGAGCGCACGGGACGCCGTCGTGCTCGTGGCGCAGGCGTGCGAGTGGGCCGTCGTCGAGGTGCTGGCGCCGGGGCAGGTGTCGGCGGCGCAACTCCGAGCGGTCGCGCAGGCCGCTGCAACGCTCGTGCTGTGGCACGACGCGAACACGCCCGATGGCGACCTGAACGACGCCGACGGGCGCCTGTGGACGATGATCGACGCCCTCCGTGCGGCGGGCTACGAGATGCCGACGGGCACGCCGACAGGACCGACGCGCGACGAGCTGACGGCCGAGGTCGCGCACCTCGAGGCGCGACGCGGGGCGCTGCTCGCGGAGGTCGACCGGCTGCGCGCGCTCCGACTGCCCGGAGGTGCGCAGTGACCGCCGCCGTCACTGTGCCGACGCTCGACGACGCGCGCCTCACGCGGGCGCTGCGGTCGCTCGCGCCGCTGCTCGCGCTCGACGGCGACCTGCGCTCGAGCGGGTGCGAGCCGCGCGTGCCAGGCGAGACCGCGGCGAAGCAGACGCCGACGGAGCACGCGATCGACGCGGGCACCCTCGCGGCCGCCCGTCGCGCGCACGATCGCCTCGGCCGCTGCCCCGGCTGCGTCGAGGCGCTGCGGTGGCTCGCGGCGCACGGAGGCGAGTTCGCGACGGTCGCCGGGCTCTCGCAGGCGCTCGCCGAGGAGCGCGGCCCGGTGGCGCTGCGGGAGGCGCTGCCGCTCGCGTCGGCCGCCGTCGCACGGGCGCGGGTGGCGCTGCAGCACGCGGAGCAGCGGGCGCACGTCGGGAAGCGCGCGCCGACCGCTGCGTGGTTGCTGACGTCGGGCGCGGACACGTCGCGCGCGCGGGAGGCCGTAGCGTCGGCCGTCGCCCGCGAGACGCAGGCCAGGGCGGCGCTCGTCGCGTGGGGGCGCGCGAGGATCGAGCGCGCGGTGACGGCGTGGGAGGATGCGGGCGTATGAGCGACGACAAGCCCCCGTGCGACTACTGCCGCGCCTGCTCGACGGACGTGTATGCGCTCGGCGGGTGCTACTGCCAGCGCTCCTCGCACCCGTCGCTCGCTCCCCGCACGGAGAACACGCTGCGGACGACGCCGCAGGTGCGCGAGGACTGGGTGCCGCCCGTCGTCGAGATGGCGCGCATCGCCGCCCCGGTCGACGCCGACGGGCGGCCGTGCGAGGAGCCGTAGGGGCAACCTCGGATTGACAGAACCCCGGCGCGCGTGCTCCTCTCGCGCGCGTCTCGCTCCGGGGTGCTGAGACGCTGTCGCAGAATCGTACGCAACGCACTTGCGCGGGCGACGGTGTCTCACGTAGCCTCCGCAACAGCGCTACACGTGTCTCCGCGATTCGTCGCACACGAGACAACGAGCGCCCACACACAACGTGACGCTCACGGTCCACGACATCATCCGCCTGCGCGGCTGCTCGCGGGCGACGGCGTATCGCATCCTCGCGAGAGGCGCGGCGACGGGCTCGCTCACGATCGCGACGGAGTACGTCACCGGCGGCAACGGCGCGAAGCAGCGAAGGCGCGTCGTGAGAGCGGAGGCGGCGTGATGGCGCGCAGGTTGACACCAAACGCGCGCGCGTTCTCCGACGAGATGCGGGCGACGATGCTTGACGCGCTCGCGCAGGGCTCGACGTACCGCGCCGCGTGTGGGGCTGCGGGCATCTCGTGGCCGACGTGGATGCGATGGAGTCGCGAGGTGCGCGCCGAAGCGTGCGACGACCCCGACATCGCCGCGCTCGTGGCCGACGCACGCACGACCTTCGAGGCCGCGAACGTCGCCCTCGCGACGTCGATCCGCGTGGCGAGCGCCGACGACTGGAAGGCCGCCGCGTGGCTGCTCGACCATCGGCAAGGCGACCCGAAGGCGCGCTACGACGCGAAGCGGGCACGCTACGAGGCCGAGGTCGCGAAGGCGCGCGCCGCGGGCACACACGTCGAGCGTCACGAGATCACGACCGCAGACGATGCCGCCCTCCTCGAAGAAGCCCGCGCCCTCGCAGCCGCTCTCAGCGGAAGCGACCCGAGCGCGCCTCACTGAGATCAACGCCGAGCTGCGCCGCCGTCTCGACGCCCGCGCGCAGGCCGCCCGCTACGACTGGACACGCAACGCCCGCCCCGAGCAACTCCAGCCCCCCGGCGAGTGGCGCCGGTGGCTGCTCCTCGCAGGCCGCGGCTTCGGCAAGACGCGCGTGCTCTCGGAGACGCTGCGCGCATGGGCGACGTCGGGCCGCTACAAGCGCATCGCGCTCGTGGCCCGCACCGCCGCCGACGTGCGCGACGTGCTCGTCGAAGGGCAGAGCGGCATCCTCGCGGTGTCGCCCGACGGAGAGCGCCCCGTGTGGGAGCCCTCGCGGCGGCGCCTGACGTGGCCGACGACGGGCACGATCGCGACGACTTACAGCGCCGAGGAGCCCGACCAGCTCCGCGGCCCGCAGCATGACGCAGCCCTCGCCGACGAGGTCGCCGCGTGGTCACGGCCCGACGCGTGGGATCAGCTGATGATGGGGCTGCGCCTCGGCGTCGACCCTCGCGTGGTGGTCGCGACGACGCCGCGCCCGACGCCGCTGATCCGCTCGCTCCTCGCCGCCGAGGGCACGGTCGTGACGCGCGGTGCGACCCGCGACAACCTCGCGAACCTCGCGCCGGGTGTCGTCGCTGACCTCGAGCGCCGCTACGCCGGAACGCGCCTCGGCCGCCAAGAGCTCGACGGCGAGATCCTCGACGACTCCGCGGGCGCGCTGTGGCGGTGGCAGTGGATCGACGCCGCGCGCGTCACCCGCGCACCGGACCTGCGCCGCGTGGTGGTCGCGATCGACCCCGCCGCGTCGTCGCACGACGAGAGCGACGAGACGGGCATCGTGGTCGCGGGTGTGGGCCACGACGGCCGCGCGTACGTTCTCGCCGACGCGAGCGGACGCTATCGCCCCGAAGAGTGGGCACGCACCGCGCTCGCGCTCTACCGCGAGCACAAGGCCGATTGCATCGTCGCCGAAGCGAACAACGGCGGCGAGATGGTGGCCGCCACACTGCGCGTGCACGACCGCGGCGCCAACGTCCGCACCGTCCACGCGACGCGCGGGAAAGCGACGCGCGCTGAGCCCGTCGCCGCGCTGTACGAGCAAGCCCGCGTGTCGCACGTCGGCGCCCTGGCCCGCCTCGAAGATCAGCTGACGACGTGGGATCCGGCGACGAGCCGCACGAGCCCCGACCGCCTCGACGCGCTCGTGTGGGCACTCACTGAGGTGATGCTCATGACCGGCCCCACCGCCTCCTACGCCGACACGAAGAAGGCCGCCGGGCGCATCACGCTCGGTAGCTCCTGGTAACCCACACGATGCCCCCCGCCACCGTCGTACCCCTCGCGCCTCGCGTCGATCGTCGCCCCGCGTCTGCCCCGCAGTCGTGGGCCGACGTGGTCGACGACCGCTGGACCGTGGGCAAGGTGCGCGCGGCGCTGTCGTCGCACATCACCGGCTTCTTCGCGGACTCCGCGCGCCTCGTCGACGCGATGCTCGCCGACGACCGCGTCAACGCCGACACGCGCACGCGGGTGTTCGCGGTGACGGGGCTCCCGTTCCGGATCGAGCCCGCGCGCATCGGCGACCAGCGCCGCGCGAAGAGCATCGCCGCGGACCTCGAGACGCTCTGGCCGCACATCGCCCCGCAGGCCGTTCTCCACGATCTCATCCGGTGGAGCGTGCTCTTCGGCTTCTCGCTCGCCTCGACGTCGTGGGAGACCTCGGCGCGGCAGTGGGTACCGCGGCTCACGTTCTGGCACCCGCAACACGCGACGTGGCTCGACTACGACCGCACCCTCCGCGTGCAGACGATGGCGGGCGAGAGCATCATCGCGCCCGGCGCCGGAACGTGGGTGCTCCATGCGCCCGACGGCGCGCGCCCGTGGATGGAGGCTGCCGTGCGCGGCCTCGCGATCCAGTGGCTCGCGCGGCAGTACGCGATGCGCGACCAGAGTCGCGACAGCGAGAAGTACGGGCTCCATGTGATGGGCGCCGTGGTCCCGCAGGAGTCGGACAAGGCCGAGAAGGAAGCGTTTTTCAACGACTTGCGGCGCCTCGGTTCCGAGGGCCTCGTGATGCTCCCGCGCGACCGCGAAGACCGCGGCTTCGACGTGAAGTATCTCGACCCCGGCACGCCCGCGTGGGAGGGCTTCGAGCGCCTCATCGCGCGCTGTGAGCGCAGCATCGCGACGCGAATCCTGGGCCAGAACAACACCGCGAGCGCCGACGGCGGCAGCTACGCGAAGGCCGTCGCCCTCGACGCGATCCGGCAAGACCTGCTGGAGAGCGACGCGCGATCCCTCGCGCAGACCCTGTACGCGCAGGTGCTCCGCCCGTGGGCGCAATACAACTTCGGCGACGCCGACCTCGCGCCGCGCCCCGTGTGGGATGCGACGCCGCCGGCTGACACGAGCTCGCTCGCGACGACGCACAAGACCGCGGGCGAGGCCATCGCGTCGTGGTCGACGGCCGCCGCCTCCGCAGGGCTCGTGGTCGACGTCGAGGCGATGGCGCAGACCTACGGCGTGCCGCTGCGCCGCGCGCCGACGCCGCCCGCTCCCGTTGCCCCGCCCGCCCCCGAGGCGCTGACGGCGCTCCCCGACGACATCGACGCCACGCCGCCGCAGGGCGTGCGAGACGCGCTGCGCCGCGGGCTGGAGCTGCACGCCGAGGGCTACGGCGGCGACGGGCTCGCGCCCGAGACCGTACCGTGGGCGCGACGGCTCGCACGCGGCGAGGCCGTGTCCGTCGAGAAGGCTCGCGCGATGCGCGCGTGGTTCGCTCGCCACGAGACGAGCCCCGGCGAGGCCGAAGCGCGCCGCGACGACAAGACCTCCCCCGCGTGGGTCGCGTGGCTGCTCTGGGGCGGCGACGCGGGCAAGTCGTGGTCGTCGAAGATCATGCGCCAGGTCGAAGCGCGCGACGCCTCGACCTCCGCTGCGCCCGCCGCCCTCGCGGTCGGGCAGACCTACACCGACGAGCTCGTCGCGCGCGGCACGGCGTCGGGCGCTCGCGCGATGCGTGCGACCCTCGGCGCCATCGCGTCGGCGATCGAGGCCGCAGACAGCCCCGAGGCCCTCCGCGCGGCGCTGCTCTCGATCCTCGGCTCCGATGATCCCGCGGGCCTCGCGTCGGCGCTCGCGCGCGCGCAGGTGCTCGCGTCGATGGCGGGCCGCTACGACGTGCTCGACGACCTGTGATCGCCCTCGACGTAGGCACCACCGAAACGCCGCCGCCGCAGTTCGAGGAGGCGGTGCGGTGGTTCCGCGGCCGCGTCCCGATGACGCAGGCCGTCTACGGCGCGCTCGCGGCCGAAGCCCAGCGGCGGGCGTTCACGCTCGCGGGCGCCGCGGCCCTCGCCGTGGTCTCCGAGGTGTGGCGCTCGCTCGACGCGACGCTCACCGACGGGCGAACGCTCGCCGACTTCAAGCGCGACGTGGCCCCCGGGCTGCTCGCGCAGTGGGGCGGCACCGTCGCCTCGCCCGCGTGGCGCATGGAGGTGATCTTCCGCAACGCCACGCAGCGCGCCTACACGCACGGCCGCGTCGAGCAACTGCGCGATCCGGCTGTCGCACGCACGCGGCCGTTCTGGCTCTTCGATGCGATCGGCGACGCGCGCACATCGGCGATCTGCGCTGCGCTCGACGGGACGGTTCTCCGCGCGGGTGACCCGTGGTGGGCCTCGCACACGCCGCCCTGCCACCACGCGTGCCGCTCGACGATCCGCGGGCTGCGCGCCAACGACCCGCGCGTCGCTGCGGCGGGCCCCGCGCCCGACACCGAAGCGCAAGCGGGCTTCGGTGTGCTGCCCGAGGCTGACGATTGGACGCCGCGCGAGGGCGATTACCCCGCCGATGTGTGGGCCGCTTATCAGCGCGCACAGGAGACTCGATGACCCGACGCAAGACCACCCCGCGCGCTGCCGAAGCGCGCCTCGACGCGCTGCCCCTCGGCGCAGAGTTCCCGCCGAAGGCCATTCGCATCTTCGCGATGGGCGAGAACCGCACCACGAAGGGCGTGTTCCTCTTCGACGACGCGGCCGCGAAGAGCGTGCTCGCGGCGTTCGCCGAGCACGGCGTAGACCTCGCGATGGACTTCGACCACGGGGCCCTCGCGCCCGCCGATGGTCGCAAGCGCGACGTGCCCGGCTACTACCGCCCCGAGGTGCGCGCCGATGGGCTCTACGCGCTCCCGCAGTGGACGGAGTCGGGCCTCGCGGCCATCCGCCCCGGCAAGGACGACGCTGGCGCGCCGACGCTGCCAGAGTACCGCTACACCTCGCCCTCGTTCTCGTTCGACCCCGAGACGCGCCGCGTGCTCAAGCTCGGCCCGCTCGCGCTCACCAGCTACCCCGCGACGCACCACGCGAAGCCCCTGATGCTCACGGCCCGCGACCGCCGCGGCTCGCTCGCCGCCCTCGGCGCGATGAGCTTCGAGAGCATCACCGACGCGCTCATGCGTGCGGGCTCCGCGCTGCTCGGCTACGGCTGCGAGGTCGAAGAGGTCTACGCCGACCGCGTGGTCTTCGAGGTGCGCGGCACCGACGGCCGCGAGCGGTGCATGAGCGCGCCGTACACGATCGTCGACGGCGTGGCCGTGCTCGGCGATCTCGTCGAGGTCGAAGAGACCTACGTGCCCGTTGCTGGCGGCCTTCGGGTCGCCGCACCTACGCCCGCGCCGATGGACGGCGCGTCGCAGCCCGCGCCCATCGCGCAGGAGACTCCCATGACCGCATCCGCAGTCCTGGTCGCGCGGGGGGCGACCGACGAGGGCGCCG